TCAGGTCTGTACTCCCGTGCTTGCCAAATCGAATCAACTAATTCTTTGCTTCGGTTAGCCACGATCATATCGTTTGCATCTTTGAGTGGAAGCTCGGCTATCTTCGCCTTACCCGGCGATAACAACGCGGCACATTCCACCGCACTCTTGCGTCCCACATCGTCGTTATCAAACATGAACACAACTTCCTCAAATCGTTCGAGCCAATCGAGTGCCTGAGCGACGTGGTTCTTCCCGCTTTGAGCGCCGTGTGGAATCGAGACACAGGGCCACTTATGCTCGAAAGCTTGGCTGACTGATAAGGCATCGATCTCACCTTCGACTACAACGACGCGTCTTCCGCCGTCACGCCATAGATGCTGACCATATAATCCGACTAGCTCGCCTCTGACTTTGAAGTCTTTGTTAGCAAATCTGATTTTCTGACCTACCAGCTTACCATCTCGACTGCGGTAGTTGGCGATCTGTGCTTGTTCCCCATCGATAGTAGCTATTTGATAGCCCCACTTTCGACAGGTCTGTTCCGTTAGATTCCTACGGGTTAGGTTTGTGTATTCTCCGTTAGTAACAAACGAAGTTGGTGGTTTATTTTGTGGTTCCATTCGTTTCTTGTTGGGTTGTTTATTCTCGCCACAGCTAAAGCAATGGCTTGAGCCGTCTATGTATTCACATCGGGCGTCACTTGATCCACATGACGAACACGACGTGTGCATTTCTTTGTATTCAGCCATGATTTTGGAATTGTTTTATCACAGTATTTTAATCCTTTCTTTTCGCACCACATCGCGTAGGTAGTCTTGCTACCCTTGCGAAGTTTGTTTGATGCGTTTTGAAAGCAAAGTCGGACATCGAGTTCGGGGTGCTGTTCTTTTATAAGCAGATGTTTGGTTCGATCTTCACTCGTCCATAGCCCTTTGGTTTCGATGATGATTCCATTAGGTAGGATGAAGTCAGGCGTGTATGTTGCCTCCCGCATATAAGAGACCTTTAAGCTTTCGTACTCGAACTCGATGCCCAGCCGCCGTAAATAGTTGGCGGTCTTTGCTTCAAATCCTGAACGAAAGTTAGAAGTCCGCCGCGAGCGGCTTGGCTTCCTCTTCTTTCTCATTCAGTTCTGTTTCTTTTTTAAACTCGAAGGTTTCTCCCCCGTGTTTGTACCCGGATTCTTCGGCTTTGAACGCGCCTACACTCTCAGATTCAGCGACATCTTTAAGCTCTATGATCTGTGCTGATATTGGTTCAAGCGTCATACCTACACCTTGTGTTGGCACGTACCAAAACCTGACCTTTAAGCCCAGCCTTATACGACTACCAGCTCCGATGACGGGCTTGTCGCCTTTAATCGGTGTTGCTGATGAGTCTACAAGTAATGTAGCTGGCGCGTTAATCACTACAGGATCTCCAACCTTTTCAGCTTTACCATCTTCAACATCACGAGCATTAGCTTTCATATTGTATGCCGCTTTACGCTTCGTTTTGATGTAGTGGTTGCCTTCGTCATCGATTTTAAACGGCGACGCTGGTGCTGGTTTTAGTTGTTTACCTTTCTTTTGTGACTCCGCTTCGAGAAACGCTTCAAAGCTTGGCTTTACTTCTAGCTTCAATGCTTCCCAATCTTCTTGACTGAGAACGAGTTCTGTACGATACAGGCCATGCTCGCCATCGTATTCTCCTGTAGCTGGTGCTGTTAGCCAGCAATATCTTGCGGTTCCTATTGGTGTTGTGATTTCTTTCACTATCGTTTTATCTCCATTTATGCGAAGAAGTATTCTGAGTCTAGCACCGCTTTAGGATCTAATGATCCGTACGTCGGTAACTCAGGTAACTCCCTCTCGGTTTGTTGTGTGATCTCGTCGCGAAACTTTGCGAGTTGATCGGTTAAAAATATATCAGCGGTAGATTGTCGAATGATTTTACCTAATGTACGACATTCTGTACAATGAGTTGCTATACTGTCGTGTACCATAGCCAACGAATCAATCCCCTGTGCCTTCGCCATTATCGCAGTCTTCTGAGCGACGCTTGCATCGAGGCTGTGAACGAAGTTAGGGCTGATCGCATTGGCTTGTCGTTGTTTATCGACGCCTTCAAGCGGTAAGTGATAGTTAATCCACGAGATCTTATCGCCCAACAGCGTCTGTATTCTCTGCATCTTGGTAGCGAAGTATCTCTGACGAACACGAAATCCTAAAGGCGTCGTCCATTCCACATACTTATCGTCCTTGTTCACGACTCTGATCGCTTGCTGTAGCCACGCCATAACTTTATTAGGCTTTCTCAAGCTGGCATTCATCGTGTTCCAAATGATCTGCGATAGTTCCCCGATTGCTACTGTCGCTTCATACCCGAATGGATCGAGTTCCAACTTCTTGCACTTGTCGTTGTACCATTGTTGGACTAAGTCACGACACGAATATCGTGTACCGCCGTATGGCTTGACCATGACCGGGAGCTTTGTCGTCTTCCGATCCACTCCAAACTTCAGCCATGCAGACGAGATGTGATCGCCGTCCTTGGCTCGCTTCATCAACTCCTCGTTTACCTTGTCGCTTATCTCGCCGTAAAGATCTGCTGGTGTATCGTTATGTGTTACATTTGTGCTACGCCCACCTTCTTCGTCCCGTCCTAACAAGCTGAGTATCTGTATGCCGTTATTAGACGCGTCCATAGCGCACGGTAGCGTCGTTAGGAATCCTTTACCTACCTTGAGGTACTCACCCCACTCCAAACAGAACGCTAGGAACTGCCACGGGCTGTCTGCGGATGCCCACCAATCGTTCGTCTTTGGATCTTCGTAGACTTCCTCGATCTCACGGCGTTTGGACTTTACCCACTTGACTCGTTCATCAAACGATAACTTGTCATTACCGAAGCAATTAGCCCCGTGAATAGCGAGCCATTTGGCGTCCTCATCGGTCTTTATTTCCTTGCTAATTGCGAACCTGAGTAACGATTTACTAAGATCATTCCCTTGTGGCTGTAAAAAGTAAGGGATCGGATACACTCTTCCACGAAAGTCGATGTGGTACGGATAGTAAAAGACTTCGTTCTCAAACTTATCAGCCATGTACAACAGCTTAATCGTGTGTAGTCGCTGACTCTTCAAGCTGATGTTTAATCGGTGGATAGCTCCGCACTTACGGCTAAACTCTTTACGAGCATCATCGTCGGTTTCATACGCTGGATTCCAAGGCGGTGTCTCGTAATCACTACGACGGGTCATATCGCCGATCTCTTTGTTGTTCTCCCACGCCCACCTGACGACGTCTAAAACGCTGTTATTAACGCGCCATTGCGTCTTTTGCAGATGATTAACTGCGTCAAAGACGTGCTTTAGCTCGCTCTTATCCAAGCTATCAAGGTAGTCATGGTCGAATGACTTGATGAAACAAAGCGGTGGAACCCCCGCGTTCTTATCGTACCCCCCAACAAGAATAGACTTCCAATCTTGCGGAGGTTCCACCGTTGGTAACCACAAAGGTTTTAAAACTTCTGAATGTTTATTGTAATCTTGTATCCAATCAAATAGTTCTTCAGTTGCTGTTACATATAAAACTGTTTTATTCGGAGCATCGCTGATCGTTTGAAACATGATGACATGAGTGTTGGTTCTGATGATCTCAAGAAACCATGTACCCATCGTTAGCTTTTCCTTGCGAGTCCATGTCCGCCATTGCTCCATGTTACCCTTGCGGGTCTCGCCTTTATCGTGTCTCAACCACGCATCACGGCTTCGTCTTTTGCCTTTGTGCTTCAGACGATCACGCTCCGCATACTTCCACACATCAGGATACTCTTCCTTCATGCGACAGTAACGCAGTTCATCCTCGATATAAGACGACAATCGTATCGCCGCTGAAGTCAAAGGACGACGCTCACAGATGCCGTCAAGGACGCTTTTAAACGCCAGCAAACACAACGCATTGACATCCATGTTCCATATCAACGGCATGAATGCGGGTATGGCGTGTCTGTACTTGCGATGGAACTCAAATCTTTTCGCTACATCTTCCGTAATTTGTGGTAAATAGTTCCGCATTATTCGGATACTGTACGGAGCTTCAGATTCACTACCGCGTTCACGAGCCGATTGAACACGTCGTCTATATCGAGCGACTCCTTGCTCGACCATGTCGCGATTAAGAGTTGATTGATCCATATTGGTTGTGTCGTTTCATAAAACTAAGATATATAGAACTTGTCAATGACTTTCTAATATGTCCCGTGCATCTGCTAAGTTTTTAGGCGCGATCTTGGCGTACCTCATCGTCGTTTGAATCGAGGTGTGACCCAACCACTTCTGTACTACACATATATCAACGCCTTTTTGAACGAGCCTAGACGCACAAGTGTGTCGTAAACAATGCGGTGTGAACTCCTTGTCGTCGCCAAAGCC